GTTGTAGAACTCTTGTCATAGCTTCTACTTTGTTTTTCATTTCTAATAAAGTTTGTTCTTTCATATTTATTTATTAAGTTATTTCACAACCAGCGGGCCCACATGCAACAGACTCGCTAAAATTAGTATTATCCTGTATTTCAATTACTTTAGACAAATCAATATCTTTAAGTTTTAACATCATCTCTTCGTATACTTCTTTAGTACAATCTTCAAATGGTGTTTGCTTATATGTTCCGCCGTGGTAAGGCAATACAGATAATCCATTGTAGTAATCTTTATTTGCCCACATCCACTCACCAATGATCTTCCATTCATCATCTCTAACTGAAACTGTACAAGAAACATTATGAGTATTGTTGCCTTTATTATGACCAACCTTAACCCAATCTTTAGAAATCAATTTAACACGTTCTAATAGATCTAATGTAGATTCATATCGTGTTATAGCGCCATTAGGAGCTTTCTGTGGCACAGATATAACTGACTGTAATGTTGGATTAAAATATTCATCTTCTAACAGTTCTGGATGATTTATTGCAAGATAAGAATAGATTGCTTCATTCTTACCTAAGCGCATACGACGGATATAATAATCGTTATGCCAAGCATGAATGCCGCTGCTAGTACCCAAAACCAAAGAAGTAGTTCCAGCAGGCTTGACGGCCGTCGTTCTAGCTGCCCTGTTGATGTTAAGGGCGGCAGAAATGACATTATTTGTATCTTTAACCACTTGAGCAGCTTCTTCATAATCCAATTTTAAGTTATATTCTGATGCAATACCTGTCATTGATACTCCAAGTAACGCGTCTTTTTCTGTGTTTTTTCTCCATATATCTCGTAGATAATGGAAGTCTGAATACGATGCTTGCAATGTGCCTAAAAATGAAGCGGCCGATGATCTTGCATTAAAATCTTCTTGACTTTCAATATCAGCCATATTAATCTCTGTTAAATTACAGAACTGATAAGGACGTAAAGCAATCTCACAACAAGGATTAGTACCCCAATCTTTATCATTAGTAAGGTAAATGCCTGGCTCGCCCGATCCAGAAGCTTCAATACGCTCCCAAACTTTGTCAAATGTTTTCTTATCAATTTTATGTCTTAAAAGTACTACTGAATTATTTGATCTACCTCTTTGCGGATTGTCTTCCCACCAATTCCCAGCTTTGCAATTTAGCATTGCATTGCTATCTAAGTCAAACAACGAGATCATTGCTGCTCTACGAATGCCTCCAGCTAAAACGGCATCGGCAATATGACACTGAATATCGTGACACTCAATATCTGTAAGCTTAGATCTATCTTCTTTTGTTCTTAAGATAGCTTCAACTTTAACTAATGCAATTCGCAATGGTTCCGGGCCTGGTGCTTTGCCACCTGCTGTAACAAGCAATGCTCCTTTTTGTCTAATATCAGAAAGATCAAATTCTATATGAGAAGTCATTGCGCCTGTATAAGATTTGAATAAAGTTTTAACCGCATCTGCCCAGCCAATAATAGAATCCTGAACTACATACTTTTTCTTGCGATCATAATTAGGTTTTCTAATTTCAGGCAATTTCTCAATTTGATGTTGTTGGACCGAATAGCCAACGCCAGTACCTCCAAGCAATAGAAACATAGTCTCAGAAAAACTATGAATACTATCAACAGGTAAGAAAGCGCAGTTATAAATGCGAGCATTATTAAGCTCAATAGCTTTACCACCAAACTGTAAGCTTCGCATCGAAGGTAAAACCTTTTTATTGAATACAAAATTTTCATAAATAGCTTCTATTGATTCTTTCATTGTAGGAAACTTTGCCACGTGCATGTCCCTATTTCTTGTGACTAATTCTTGCCACGTTTCTCTTCTTTCTTTAGCTGGCAAATACTTCGCGTATTTAGTATATACTGTAATGTCACTTAAAATTTGCTTGTCTAAGCTTAAACTCATAATTGTTTTTTGGTTTTTAGTTATCTATTTCTACTGCAAAGTCTATAAATGGCAAATACAATACATGTGTTTTAAATGATGGTTCTATGTACGTTCTAATTCCGAATAATATACCGGGATATAATCCTATAGATATACTCCAATATCTATCTTTTGGAAATTCTGGCTCTGGCGTTGGATCTAATACTTGTTTTTTCTTTGTCATTTGTTTTTGGTTTTTAAAATTAATTCAATTGTAATATCGCACTCTGATTGTTTTTGGGGTTTATACAATGTTCTTGCATCATTGTTATCCATCATCCACTTTTTAAAAAGTTTCCAACGTAATGGGAATGATTCATTTGCACGTCCCTTAGTTTCTATTATAAAATCTTTACCAATAAAATCTGGTGTATACTTTAAGTTTAAAACTTTTTTGTTGCCTCTGTTTATAAAATCACCTTTACCGTTCGATTGTTTTTCTATTGAAGCATTCTCAAAAGTAAATGAAGGTAGAAGTTCAAATGTTCTACCTTCATATTCAAAGTCTATATCTGCATCTTTCAATGCTTTGTACATATACTTCTCAAGCCCTGATGCAAATGAGATTCCATCGTATGTTACTTTCTTAGCTACAACTGGACCTTTCTTTCTTTTTACTTTCCGCATAGAATATCTCTAAGATTTAAATGGCTATTAGTTGTATCAGATATAAATCTTATTGGCTCATCTATAGTAAAAGAATAAATATCACTACGCCCAGGCCCACTGCCATTCTTCAAAGGCTTCTTTTTTTTTACACGAACTTCAAATGCATCTATAACATCTATGTCATTTAATTCTTTTAGCAATGCTTTTTCTTCACGCAATGTAGATATTTCTTCTTTTAAACGTTGAAGATACAATGTAGCATCCATTAATTCTTCTTGTAAATGATTAAGCCAAACAAATACATCAGATTGATCATCACGTAATGTTTTACCGTACTTTGCAAAGCCAACATCAGATCTGTCTACAAATTTGTTCACTACAGATTGCACAACGGGATCTCTAAATTCAATTTCTTGTTTTGCCATATTTATTTTTTTTGTATAATAATTCAATTAAACCATACCAAATATTATTTTTATTAACTTCTATCCATTTTACTGACGTTTCTTCCATTTATAATGTTTCTTTTACAAATGTTCCATTAACCATTTTGCCCTTACGGCTTGCGATTACTGAATAAGCTGATGTAACACAGTCTTCAATTTTTAATCCTTCTAACGCGGCTAAATTAGTCAATACAACAACCATATCGCCAATAGCATCAATGAATTCTGGTTTATTATTTTTTAAGATTGCTCTTGCTAGTTCCCCAGACTCTTCTTGTAATTTAATGTATTGTGTTTTAGTATCGCCATTTTTATAAATACCTCGTGCATCAGCCCATTGTCTAATAAGGTCATAAACATTTGGAGTCTCAACTTTGACTTCTTCAGGGTCTTTATTAACTAATGTTTTTGCAAATTCATCTAATGCTTTGTTATACACATAACATCTAGCTGGATTAAACATTGAAGTATTAGCATTGATTACTATCCATTGCATTAAGTTAGGGGTAAGTGTATAACTGCCAAAATTAGTTTTAATTTGTAGCCCTAAATTATCCGCTAAATTACCTTTAAGCTTATTAACCGGACATGGAAAAGTTGTTGTTTGTTCTGTTACATTTAATACCATTTGATTTATTTGTTTTTGAGTTAAATTTTTATAAGATTGTCTATCTATTTTATATCCATAGATGGATTGAAGCTCTAGTTCTCGGTTTGATACATAATCTATATCATCACTTGATTCTAAAACTTCATATTCATTTTCTTTATAGCCTTGTTCACGTGTAACTCTTTTATTAATATTACGTGTAACTCCAATCTTTTTGCCAAAAATATGATAAATATAATAAATTGGAGCTGAAATTTTAAGTTTTTCTTTCATTTTTGTTTAAATAAGTTATTGCTTTGACTAAAATATCTGTATTATCAAACGCATGCCCTAATAAAATATTACAGTGCATACATAATACGCCTCTAACATGACCGTACAAATGGCAATGATCAATATATATTTTTTTATTTTCAAAAGGCTCCTCGCAAATATCGCAGCATTTTTTATCTTTTAATATTAATACTTCGTTTTTACTAATACCAAACTTTCTAGATAAACTATAAAGATTATTATGTTCTTTACAATAAATGCTAGTTTTATAAACTCTATCTTTATTGCAATTGTCCCAATTACATTTGGTTAAATCCTTTTTCATAATTTAGATTAAATAGCCACTTTTGCTGAAATAACTGGGCCGTGTTTATAATTAAGCAAGGTTAATGCTCCGTTTTCGTAAATGTACTCTGGAAGGTCAAAACTTTCTTGTTCAAAATATTTGTGTATAGCATCAGTTTGATTGTCATAAACATGCGCGTCTACAATTTGTACTTCCAATAAATTAGCTTTTAAGTTTACTTTTTCAGCAACATACAAAAGTATTTTAGTAAACAAAGCAATATCGTAAGGTATGCCTAAAAATAAATCTCCTGATCTTTGTACAACAAACATATTAAGTTTGCCTTTGTTTACAAAGAATTGAAAATATAAATAACATGGGGGTAAAGCCATATCTTTTAATTGTGCAGGATTCCATAAGCTTATAATATGTCTACGGCTGTCTGGATCATTAATTAAATTTTTAATAAGCGTTTGCATCTGGTCTATATTTTGATCGTTAAAATTGCGCATTTGATGCCCATACACAGGGCCAAGATCACCATTCTCATCTGCCCAAGCATCCCATATCTTTACATTAGCATCTCTAAATCTTTGTATGTTAGTTTCACCATTAATAAACCATTCGAATTCTGTGTCAAAGGTTTTTTGAAACATTTTTCTACCGGTTATAACGGGAAAGTATTTTGATACGTCAATTTTTAAGGAAGCGTTAAATATAGAACTACAACCTATGCCGGTGCGATCATCCCTATGTATTCCTCTAGCTAAACATTTCCATAATATAGCTTTGTATTGTGGTTCGTATCTATCTGTCATATTAAAATAATTGTTTATCAGTTGATTGTTTTTTTACTTTAGTTTCTTTCTTTGGAATAACAAGCATAGGTTCTATCTTAATATCATTGTTATATTTGTTATAATAATAAAGATAAAATCTATACATTTGTTTCCATACATCAATCTTCTTGTAAGTTGATGGGCTCATGCTTGATTTGCCATTCATTGTAATGCAAATGTACCATTCTAATGTAGAGTTTGCATAAGGTGATATATAAATACCATTATCAATGCACCATTTAAAAGCGTTGAATTCTGATGGGCTTGCCGTATAATTACCCATATCTATTATGGATTTCTTTTTATAACCCATTTATTCCCACGGCATTTTTTCATCATTACTAATTGCTGGTATATGCGGAATAAAACAACCCGACGCTGGTTCCCATTTGAAATGACATTCAGCGCCATTCTCACCTAAGTTTTGAAACTTACATTTAAGAATCTTAACTTTAACGGTTTTGTCTTCATAGTTTCTGTGAACTAATAAACCATGATAAGACGCATCGTACCATTCTCCACCGCCTTTGATATTGTACATTGTGGGCTCTTCAATATTACCTTTTGAGTCTTTGTACATTTTAGTAGGGTGAGCAACAATCATTACTAACACATCGTATTTCTTAGCAAAGATTTCAATCTGACTTAAGTATTCCAATGTATAAACATTAACATCGCCAGAAGCATCGTTAGATCTTACTTTGTTGAATGGATCAATAACTAAACATTTAATTCCTTTACGTTTAACTAGCTCAGCTCCTTTACGCAATACGGATTCTAATGTATAACGCTCCATGTCAATAAAGAAATAGTTGTCATTAACATGATCTGCAACTTGATTCCACTTTTCCGTTTTAATATCTTCAACCCCTGGCATACCTTGCCATGTCTTACGCATTAACTTATGAGCATGTAAATATGTTGGGTGATTCTCAGGAGAAGCATACGCAGTTTTCCAACCATACTTCTCATTATATCCAACAACCATTTGATCAACAAAGTCGGATTTACCAGAAGACGGAATGCCAGTGACAGTAATAAACTGACCAGTATAAGTCGAAAAAATACTATCG